CGAGTTACTGGTGTTTTTAGTCACCCCGCTGGCGGGAGTCTTGCTATTACTTGGACTATTGAAATGGGAAAGAATATCGGGTTGGTTAAACCGGGTAGTGGATGGCACAAATATCCTAGAGCTATGCTCAGAGCGCGCTGCATCTCAGAAGGTATCCGATCCGTATATCCCGGCTGTGTCGCAGGTGTTTACACGCCAGAGGAAGTATCGGACATGGAGCCGCCAAAGCACCATCAGGAAGTCAACATGGGCAAAGCGGAAGTCGTGGTCGAAGAAATAAAGAAAGCCAAAGAAAGAAAAGAAGGTGAGATTTTTTTGCCACTGTACGTGCCGGGGATAGAGGAGCCGTTCAGCGAATCAACGGATTTAGCAGAGTGGGAGATTTCTTTTCACGACATGGTTCACAAAATAAAGGCAAGCCAAAAGCTTAGCGGTGATACCAAACGCGACAAACTAAAGATGCTTAAAGACGCAAATACCGAAGTAATAGATAAATTGGAAGCACCTGCAAAAATGAAAGTCATGGCGGCTGCAAACTCTCTGGAGGAAGTATGAAGAATCACAACGAACGTCCCGGCAAGGGAGTGTTATTCACTAACGACAAACGTAAGACAGACACACAACCACATTTAAAAGGTGGCTTCACTGCTGACAGAGACATTAAGGCTGGTGAGTGGGTAAAGCTTGCAGGATGGCGTAAACCTACTCCAGTAGGGGAGCTTATATCACTGGCAGTGGATAACTTCATGCCTGATCCAAACTACAAGAAACCTTCTGAGGGCAGCACAGTACGTGAGTACAGTCCTCATGATGACGCTATACCCTTCTGATGGCAGCTAGTCGCTCACCCACACAACGCAGCTTGGAATACTTGCGAGAGCTTGGATACCACTGCGAGATTGTAGAGAAGTGGAATTCCTTTACTAAGCAGAGAAAGGATTTGTGGGGGTGGTGCGACATTCTCGCTATCCGCAAGGATGAAGTGTTAGCGGTACAGGTAACGGCTTCTGCTGTTGCTGACCGTATAAAGAAAATTCAAGATTCAACCACGGTTGCGCTAGTCAGAGATGCTGGTATTAGGATTGAAGTACATGGCTGGCGCAAAAACAGTAAAGGCAGATACGTCATTAGAGTGGAGGATATATCGTGAATGCTGCAAATTTTGATAAATCTGAACGGTTGCAGAAAGTAGCAAATCTTTTGGGGCGGGGAGGGGAATACACAACGCTAGATATTATCCAGAAGGCAGGAGTATGTGCAGTCAACAGTATTATTTCAGAACTCAGAGCTAACGGTTACAGCATTGACTGTCAGCGTAGAGCAGACAAATGGTTTTACAGGATGAACAAATGAAAAAAATATTAATAGCGACACCTATGTACGGAGGGCAATGCTTTGGGTTTTATGCTCAGAGCTTGCTACAGCTTAATAATCTGTTACGAGATAACAATATAGAAAGCATGATGTCATTCATGTTTAACGAGAGTTTGATTACTCGCGGCAGGAATGCACTAGCACATGGCTTTATGAAGACAGATTGCACACACCTATTCTTTATTGATGCAGACATACAGTTCCATGCTCCTGATGTTCTGCAAATGATTGAAGAAGACAAGGATGTAATCTGCGGAATCTATCCCAAAAAAGAAATTGATTGGAATGGTATTAAGAATGCAGTAGATGCTGGAGTACCTGTAGAACATCTGAAATACTTTACGGGTGCTTTTGTGGTCAACCTTAAAAATTATGAAGGTTCTGCCACTGTGCCTGTTGATAAGCCTGTAGAGATATGGAATGGCGGTACTGGATTCATGTTGATTAAACGTGAAGTGTTTGAAAAGCTAAAGCCGCTAGTGCCGTGGTACGTCAACGATGTTCTTGATCTGTCTGGAACTATGGGAGCAGAACAAATCAGCCAGTATTTTACTGAAAGTATAGAGCCAGAAACTAAACGGCTTCTGTCTGAAGACTATCATTTCTGTAAGACATGGCGTGATAACGGTGGTGAGATATGGGGAGCACCGTGGGCAGGTCTAACGCATATAGGAACCTACGCATTCGATGGCAAACTACTACCAGCACCATAAGGAGATAACATGATTGAAGGTACACCCACACAAAGACCATTCTTTGCTTTGTTCGATCACATTATGGAAAAGCATAATCTAAAGAACGATGCGAGACTTTATGAATTCTTTGATAAAAAGATGAGTAGGCCAGACATATCTAAGTTTCGTCATCGCAGAAAGAAAATGGGAGCTGGTCACATTCTCTTGATACATGAGAAATTAGGTATGCCTGTTGCTGACATACGTAGTTTTTTAGAGCAGGAGTAACTATGGAAGTCTTCACCATCATTACGTTTATTGGTGGCTTCCTAGTTGGGGCTGGTATTGCTACAGCAGTTATCTTCGGCTTTTTCTTTTGGCTGTTTTCGCGGAACGAATAAACGATTGAGCCGTGGGAGCGCCTTTGCTCCCCGGCTTTCTCATTCTCTCACCGCTGCCAGCTTTGATCCGCTGACGTTTTTGGTGGATGTTTGCGTATAGTCCTGGTTTCATCGGCATTTCCATCTCCGCATAGATGCTCTAGCGCGTTCTGAATTCTTGGCTGTCTTAACAATTGCACCCATCCTTGCACAGAAGGATGCTCGTCTGCCAGCCTCAGACTTGCTAGGCTTGCTGGTAGTCACAGGAGGCTTTAAATCGCTTCCTGTCTCACGATTGTACTTAGCCCTACCCTTGGCAGTTAAGCCAGCACCTTTGCTTGCTGGTAGCTTCTCACCACGGCCTACAGCTAAACTAGGATTCTTAGCCATTTCTACCTCGCCATAAATAATGCGCGTTCATCATTCCTGCGAGTAACTAATCCTTTTAGGACTTTGCCACCAGCTTTTGTGTACTTCAGAAACTCCTCTGCCGCACCATTATAGTCACCACGATTGAACCTTTGGCGTAGTGTGCTGCGCTGTAATGTTCCCAAACCTACATTGAAACTGAAGCTAACCAAACTGTCCAGCCAGCCTTGCTTACTGCTAGCAGCAGGGCAATATTTAAGAACTCCTCGTTCAAACCTCTCAAGGTCTTTTGTAAGTATGGCATTGACTTCTTCCATCGTGAATGTACGGTTCCAACCTTCTGGACATGGTAATCCTACTCTGTCTTCAATCTTTAATTTGCCGTGATTGGGATCAATGACATGGCCTACTCCAATAGTCCAAAGCTTTGCTGGACAACGATAAGGCTTAGTCCTCACACCTTCGTGATGGGCGATGCACTCAAGTGCTTTTTTACTTAATGGCATTTCTGCACCTATCAAAATGCCACCTTTGCATTGACCCTTCACCACCAACTTTATTGCAATGAGGACAAACTATTTGTTTTCTAATTGAACCTTTTGGAATTCGGCTAGGCTTACCGCGCATAGCAGCAGAAAGATTATTTCGATGTGTTTCAGAAAAAATTACTTTTTTACCAAACATTGGGTTTTTATCGCCCTGTTTTGCAGCCGCTATATTGGCGCAATATTCAACAGAACGAACTTTACCTTTTGGTGATGGAGGTACATTCCCGCCTGAAGCTATGTTCCATCCAGTATTAGAAAATGGACGCAATATGCGTTCAATCCATTCCGCTGTTTCTTTGTCTAATCCAGAAGCAATAATAGATTTTTGTACTGTATCGCCATACTTTGCTAAAGCAAAACGTAAATGAGCGTTGGACTTTTTACGCCTCCAACTATGTTGCGACATACGCAACTCATAGTTATTTGTAATACCGATATAGCCCTTATTCAGGCTAGGCTCAATATGTATGTGATATACCGTGTACATCATTTGCCAAAAGCCCTGCCACCAAAGTGAAACGCAATAATCGAAGCAAACAACGCCTGAGTCTCGTTATCCCATAACTGGTCAGCCAAGGCATTAAAGTCCACCCCGCTAGTCAATCCTTTGTACGCCAGCACACCGTCTATACCCACCAGTAAAAAGAAGAATCCGTAGGTAATTACTGGCCTGACACTAGCGCGTAAGTCTTTCATCCACTGGCTTGTGCCTTCAGAGAGTGCTGCATCGTGAGCATAGATAGCTTGAATCTCTGCTTGCTGTGCTCCTATTAACGCTTGCTTCTCATCCGATACTGTCTGAGTCTTTATTTCATCTAGTTTGATAGCTTCTATTTGCTGTTGGGCTGCGTACCCTGCGACAGCTAGTTGCATCTCACGTTCAGTCTGCATCCTAGCAAGAGCAAGTTCGTGCGACTTATCAGACTTGTCTTGAAACAAATCAAGTATCTTTGGCAAGCCACCCATCAAGAACGATACAAGCGTTGAAAGTAGTGTCAGCATTATTCACCTCGCATTTCTAACATTATCTTTGCTCGTAACTCACGCATCTTCTTTATTTCTTCCATTGCCCTGACTGTCGCATTATTCATGTCCATGTAGGCAATACCCATAACAGGCAGCACAATCACTAACACAAGACACAGTACCAATACGGTGATAAGTAAAGACCACGGTGTGTGTGGCTCGTTCGGAGCATTATCATTACCCATAGGAACCAGATTAGTATGAAAACTACCGCGAGAATTAACGTCATCTGCTCCGCGATCTTTCTTTTTATACTTGCCCGTCGCCATCGTGCAGCCTCGGCTTGTCTGCGTTCTTCAACAAGAGCAATCTCTTGCTCAGCAACAATCCTATTCCACATTTCTTCAAACTTACTCCACAGAGAACCTAGTTCTTTAGGAGCTTGATACACCATCATCTCTCTTATTTCTACAAGCATTGCATCTAATCTAGCTTGTATCAAAATACGCTTTAATGCTCTACGAGCTATTGATTGATCGCCTTTGTACACAGACTTAGAGCTTGCTTCTTCTTTAATAAATGCTTTGCTTATCGCATCGTAAGCATCCATTAACACCCCAAGCTGATTACCAATTTCTGCGTACACATCATGCGGATCAGCTTTAGCTATTTCTTGAACACGCTGAACTTCGGCGTTGTACTGCATTTTTTGTGCTGGCGTTGGATTTTGTATCTTGCTAAATTGCAGCTTCAGATCATCCAACACATCTTTTACTTCCCCTGCCGTTCCCTTAATGTCTTTATAAAGTTGACAAGCCTTTTTCGCCAAAGCGATTGCGGTATTGGCTGCGGCAAGGAGGGTAAGCGGGTCAATTTACAGCCCCTCGCCCGGAGTAACGTAAATAGTTGCAGTTCCAGAAGCAACAATTGAAGATACAAAACAAGTGTTTCCTTCACTGGCTTGTGCTGGCGCAGTGATAATGACTGTGCCATTGTTATGCAATACAAAACCATAAGCAGGTGTGCCAGCAACAGGAATGACTGCTGCATTAGATGCGCTTGTGCTAACGTGAATAAATACTTCTGCCGCAGTTCCATTGTGGATTCGTAACTGGTTGCTTGGATTGTCAGCCAGTATCACTACTGTGTTTGCAGCAGTAGTCACGTTGATTCGGGTAGTTTTACCTTTAACCTGAAACGGTATGTTATTAGCCATCAATAAACCTTTTTCTGGCCTTTCACCATATCAGTCGGGCTGTTCTTACGGTCATCGGAACCGCTAAAACACCACATAGATTGAAAGCCACCTTTAGGCAACGTGCCAGACTTGTAATACGGATCACCACCAGCACTCATATCAGAAGGCATCTGAGGACGCATTGCCACACCGTTTTGTTGGTTATTCGTTTGATACTTTTTCATCACTTAAACTCCTGTCTTTACGCAAAACCAAAAAGGTAAATATGGAAAAGATAGATAGCGCAGCTAATCTCTCCCACTGCGGC